ACTTGCAGAAAATTAAGTGAGAGAATGCTATGGCAAGGGGCAAAATTGCAGACAATCCGAACACCAAGCTGCCGATTAAAAAAGAATCGGATATAATCAAGACCCGCCGGGCCAAGAATATAAAATTTGATTATAAATTTGTGAAGATGGCATCACGACTGATGGCTTCCGGTGTGCGGCAGAAAGACCTCGCTTTTGTTATGGGCGTCCATCCCCAGACAATAAGCAATTGGAAGGCAAAATACCCAGTCTTCCGCAAAGCACTTGAGGACGGAAAGGAGATGGCCGTCAGTGGGTTGATTAACACCGGACTGCGGGCCGCAACAGGATACGAAATCGAGGAGACTACAACTGAATACGTAAAAGACCGAGAAAGTGGTGAATGGGTCGAAATAAAAAAGCGGGTGGTTTCAAAGCAACGCGACCCAAACCCGTCTTTGTTGATGTTTTTCCTCACTAACCTTGCACCAGAACAATTCAAAAAACGTGTAGAAGTTGATTCACGTAGTATGAAAGTGAGCTTGAATGGTGATGATATAAAGCACGGCATACAAGAACTTGCCGGTAAGTTGTCTGAAATTGATGTGACGGACGCTGTTGACGCCGAATTTGAGCCTGAAAATGAATGCTAAAGATTTTGATACTCCACAATCTTTTTTTGCGGCAATTCCTAAAACAGTGAAGGAGAATATCAACTTCCGCATAAAGCTGCACTCGATTTTGGCAAATGACAGCCACTTGCAGAAAGTGTACCTGAACATTGTCAAAGAGGAGCCGAAGGCGGCATTTAATAGTGCCTTGTGGACGTACAATCCACAACTCCCTGCGGGATGCCGAAATCTTCCATTCATTTTGTGGCCGCACCAAGAGCGAGCGATTGACGACCTCCACAAAGCAAATACTGAACAGTATGACATCGTGGTGCATAAGTCCCGTAAGGAAGGCGCCACTGAGTTGATTATCAAGTACATTGTACTAAAGTGGCTGATTGAGCCGGAGTTCCAAGCACTCGTCGGCTCCGAAAAGGCAGATAAAGTTGACCGGGGCGTTTCATTCGATTCCAGTTATAATCTTTCCGGTCTCGGCAACTGCCTATATACAAAGCTGTGCTATGCGGTCAAGACCTTGCCCGATTGGATGAAGCCCAAAATACTCAAGACCTATATGCACCTTGAGAATCTGTCCAACTCATCAATTATTGACGGTGAATCAACGAATGTGAACTTTGGTGTATCAGACCGCCGGAATCTGATTCTGGTGGACGAGATTGGTGTAATCGAGCCTAAAATTGCGGATTCCATTATCTCGAACCTGCCGGATGTATGTAATTGTAACATTTACAACTCCACCCATAAATGGGGGCCAGCCCACCCGTACAACAAACTGCTTACCGGCGGGGATATATTTGTGAGCAGGTTGATGTGGTATGACAACCCAACAAAGAACCAAGGTCTATATGAGACCCCATCAACCGGCATAATTATAATTAAAGATATTGGATACTGGAAATCCAGACTGCCGTGGGCATTTGAGGGCATAAATGCCGGTGACGAAATCCGGCTTGAGGAGTGGAAATCTCAACTTTTGAACAAATACCCCGGCAGAAAGGCGGATATTGAGAACTTTGTTTTTTGGGCAGATGGTGGTGCTGAGTTCGGGAAAATTCACTCGCCGTGGTTTGATAAAGAAATACGCCGCCGAGGTACAAACAAGAGAGACATCTACCAGAATATTATGGCTGAGGCGGTTGGAACAAACGAATCTTTCTTCACTGCTGAAAATTTGCAACGAACTCGTGAGTTGTTTGTGCGAAAACCGAAGCACGTTGGCGACATAAGGTGGTCAAATGACCGGTATGGCAAGGTTGACCCAGCGTCGTGCTATTTTGATTTTTCACTCGGCTCAGGGAAACTTAGTTGGTGGGGGCCATTGAAGGACAACCGACCAGACCAATCTCACGCCTATGTTTTGGCCTGTGACCCATCGAGGGGCGTTGGGGCGGCTAATGCCGTGTGTGCTATCGTAGATACCAACACCGGCGAGCAGATAGGAATGTGGGTTGACCCGAATACCCCAGAGGAGCGGTTTGCTGACGAGGTGTGGGCAATTAGCTGCTGGGTTGGTGGTGCTGGAAGCCCATTTATTATATGGGAGGCCAACAACGCGGGGGCTTTTGAGAATCGCCTTGTCTGGCAGGGGGCACGAAATGTGTACTATATGCACGATGAGCGGGCCGCGTTCCGCAAGAAGCGGACAAAGAGGCGTGGGTGGTGGTCAAACACCCAAAGCAAGATGGATTTGCTCTCGGAGCTGGATGTTGCTGTTGGTTGTGCAGCCCACAACGAGACATCATATAAGTTCCTAAAAATTCAGGACAAGGCAACGATTGATGAAATGGAAACGTACATCCAAATGCCGAGTGGTAACATACTGCCAAGCACGTCGTTGTCTGACAGCAGCGGGGCTTCAGCCTCCCACGGGGATAGAGTCATTGCCTGTGCCCTTGCAGTGCTTGCCATCCAATACGTGCGAATTAAGCACGAGGATGTAAAGAAAGAGCTGCCAGCACACGGGATCGGGCGGCGGATAAAAGCCCATAACCAAATGATGAAAATGCAGAAGGACAATTTGAGGTTCCCTTATGCCTAAAAACAAATCTGAATCTAAAGACACGACAATCCTTCCGTTTCCAAAGCGGTTGCGGAATGCCGCTGAGATGTGGCAGGCAATGCAAAAGGTGCAGCTTGATAAAAGCTCTATGATGCTCAAGTCGTGGGCCGCGGACTATTTTAATCCAAATACGCAGGCTTTGCAGACATCGCAGTCCCATCCCATAAATCTCCTTGACCGGGCATTTTCTATTTTGTTGCCTTATTTGGTGATGTCGAATCCGCAGGTGGTTGTTGATGCGATCTATCCAAAAAACCGGCCCTTTGCAAAGACAACTGAGCTGGCCCTAAATCAGTGGATTCAAAAATTCAATCTTGCTAAGAGGACACTTTACCCGCTTTGCCGCAACTCTCTCATTTCAATGGGGATAACCAAAACGGGCGTAACCAAAAAATGGGAACTCGACATTCACGGCAATTCTTATGACGTTGGTGATGTGTATTGTGATGTAATTGACCCCAGTGACTGGATTTGTGACCCATCGTGTAAAGTAGTTGAAGATGCGGCGTTTACGGGCCACTACTTCTACTTGCCCACGGAAATAGCAAAAGAATTGTTTGGTTCTAAACACGCCGACCACATCAAACCAACCACGGATTTATTTGGGGAGTACAACCCGCGAAAAATTGCCGCCCCACAGGATATTGATAAAGACCCGCGGTTCTTAAAACCATTTACTCGTTTCATTGAGTATTATTTGCCGGATGAGCAGGCGATTATTGTTCAGCTTGCTGACGGCGATTACTGTCGCTTCTTGAAGGAGTCTTCATATAAAGGGCCTGAAGGCGGCCCATACGATATTTTGGGCTACAAGTGGTTCCCTGAGTACCCCATCCCACTCCCACCGGCGTGGGGTTGGCTGGATATGGATGCAGTATTCAACGTCATCGTAAACAAAATAAAAGAACAAGCTAAAGCACAAAAGACGGTTCTTGCATATGAGGGGGAGGGCGAAGCAGATGCACACCGGGTGGCAGAAGCCGGAGACCGGCAGACGGTTCGAGTTGACCACATTGAGTCGCTGAAGCCTATGGAATTTGGCGGGGTGAATGAGGGGCTGTATAATTTCCTCGGATTTCTTCAAACCCAGTGGTCTGAGCAAGGCGGCAATTTGCAGGTTCTCGGCGGACGACGTGCACAGGCGGACACACTTGGGCAGGAGCAGATGCTTATGGGCAACGCCTCACAATCGTTGGAGGCGATGATAAATGACATCTACAGCACAACGCAGAGCATTATCAGTAAGATAGCGTACTATCTTTGGACTGACCCGCTTGTAGATATTCCGGTTATCAAGGAGATTAAGGGGGTCGCCCAGATTGAAGAACACTTTTCCAAGGAAGCCATCCAAGGCCAGCTCGACGATTACACAATTTGCATACAGCCTATGTCAATGCAGCGACCCACTGCTGACGGAATGTTCCAGAAGATGATTCAGTTTATTAGCCAATGGGTTCTGCCGACAATGCCGATGGCCGCACAACAGGGTGTCAGTATCGACATTCCGAGTGCCACCAAGCGGCTGGCACAGCTGGCGGGACTTAAAGACTTGGAGCTGTTTTATAAACCGGCAGTGCCACAAGGTGGCAGCCTAAACCCGTACAATCCTCAAGCCGCTGGCTCAGGTATGGAAGACGGCAGGACTGGGCTGATGGGTGCGGCCAGCCGTAACGCCAACCTTGCCCAACAACAGGCCCGGGCAGGTGGACAGCCATCACCACCACAAAATTAAGGGGTATTTATGACTGCTGAAGACAAACTTAAATTATCGGTTCGAATTGTTATTTACACTGCGTTGATACTATTACTTGGTTTTGTGTTGATGGGGTGCGGTTCAATGTCCGCGTGGCAGGCACAAAACCCCCCTCAGACACAGCCTAAAGAGCAGTTGTATCAGGTGGTGCAATCCACGAACTGGCTGGCCACGCTGTCTATCATTGGCATTGGGGCTTCCGTGTTTGCCTTTCTTAACGGCTCTTCCAAAGGCATACACGCCCTTGCAGCGTGTTTTGTTGTGTTGAGCTTAACACTTATGATTGCTGAGTTTGCTTGGTGGGTTGCGGCCCTCACCCTTCTTGGTGCAGTTAGCTTATTGCTCTACACTTTCTTTGTTCGCAAAAAGGCATTCAAAGAAGTTGTAACAGCGGCGGAACGCCTGAAACAAACTCTGCGAGGCCGGGGCGAAGGAGTGCTGTTCAAGAGCATAATGGACGAAAACCAAAGCAAAGCAACAAAAAAGATTATTGCTGAGGAAAGGGAACACATTGCCTAACTATATGTTTCGATGTGAGAATGACGGCCCGGTGGAGCTGTTTTTTAGTATGCACGACGTGCCTCGAATTGGGGAATATGCTGCCTGTCCGCATTGTGGCAGAGATGCACGGCGGCTTGCAACCGGATTTTCTACGGATATGGTTGAGAATATAAGAATATCAAAGGCCTTAAAAGTCCACCCGGAGGAGCTTCGGGATGGAACAGCACAGAAAATGCACCCCGGAGCTGAGTTTCTTCCGAACGGGGATATGGTAATCCACAACAGACACGAAAAGCTTCAGCGGATGAAGGAGCGTTCAAAAGCTGACGGAAGGGATTGGGTCGAATACGACTAATTTTAACTAAGGGGTATATATGACTTTCGAAGATGTCAAAAAAGAAGACACCAACGCCGACAACATTAATGACCAGCTCAACGACACTGCCGATAGCGGGGATATAAAGGATACGACACAGGCCCCCCCTGTTGGCGCTGATGCAAAGACAAAACAGGGATTCTTCAGAAAAATCGCCAAAACCTTCTTTTCCAATGAAGATGGTGAAGACGCCGGAGTGGTGGATGCTGACACAGACGAGGGCGATGACGGTGTCAATGACTTCGAATTAACAGACGAAATAAAGGAAGCTGCGAAAGCGGCTGGGTGGGACGACGAAAAGCTGCAAAAATACGCAGCTGAAAACCCGGACGCCTTGCGTCTTCTTGCCTTACAATACCAAGCTGAACCCCCTTATCAAGCCGACGGCGCAGAGGTAAATTATAAGGGGGAGGAAGTCTCAGATAAGCTGGACAGGCTGGAGTTGTCGCCCAAAGCCCTTGACGAAATGAGGGAGCAATACGGCGAAGAAGTTGTAAATAATGTTATTTCTCCACTTATTGAGAAACTCAATAAAGTGGTAGAAGTTTTGGACGCACAAGCTGGGCAGAGTCAGGCGGCTCAGCAGGCGGTGAACAACGTCGTTTTAGCCGAGCGGGAGAAGGTGTTTCAGCAGAAGCTGGATATGCTCGATGAGCAGTTTCCCGTATTTGGCAAGTGGGAGAATGTACCACGCGACGCGAAGGGGCAAGTGGACGTTAAATCCCCCCAGTTCAAAGCCCGTGCAGAGGTGTGGATGTCTGCCAAATCGCTTGAGAAAGCCGGGTTTGATTGGGACACTGCGTTAGAAAATTCTATCGCGATGTACAAGGGCAAGCACCTTGAGTCCGCAGTCAAACGCCAAGTAATCAAGGACTTAAATGGCCGTAAAAAACAATTCACGGCACAGCCATCCCACAAGAAAACCAAGCCTGTAAAACTTGAGGGCAAGCAGGCTGCTATTCAAGCGGTCAGGGAAGCTGCCAAACAAGCAGGAGTTACGTTTTAACACTAAAGGAGTAAGTTGATGATTACCTCAGTTGAACAGCTAATTGACATTACCAACGCGACACGACCAGTGTTCGAGGGCGACGCCGCGGCTATGACGTTTAACGACGTTTCCCACGAGCTTTTCAATACCGTGTTCGAGAAAGCGGACGAAACCAGCGGCACGATGATGGAGTGGGATGTCACTCTGGGGGACACCGGGAATGCTCAGTTGACCGGCCTCTACGGGGAAGACAAAAAAAATGTCAAGAATATGACCAAAAAAGGTTATGCCCACTGGACGCACGCGACTACTAACGTGACTTTTGACATTCGTGAACCCGCAATGAACAGCGGAAGTGTCGAGAAGCTCTATGATGTGCTTCAGAATCGTATTAACAATATGTACCGGGAGTTTGCGGAATTGTTGCAGCCTACTTTGCTGCTGACCCCGCAAAGTGCTGCTGATGAGCTTAATCCTCACGGTCTTGCCGCTTGGCTGCCCCTCGGCACTGCTGGGCAGGACGGCGGGTTTAATGCCTACCAGCCGGTGTACAATGATGGTTCGTATGCCACCCAATATGCCCCGGGAACTATCGCCTGTTCCCCGTCGGCGAACCAGCGATGGGCGGCCTATTTTGCCGACCACCAAGGCAAGCTCGGCGACCGTCTCATCCACCTGCTGGATAGTGCGATTCTCAGCACGGGTTTCCGCGTTACCCGGATTCCCAAAGCGGTTGATAAAGACACAAGCTGGGGCAATTTGCGGTTTTACACGAACAAAAAGGTTATTCTGAATCTTACCAAACTTGCTCGCAAGGGCGACGATGCCATTGGCCCCAATTTCGACAAGTACTTGAATGCGTACACGTATATGGGGGCGCCATTTATGTACGTGCCGGAATTGGACAGCGACAATCCTAAGTTTGTGGAAGGATTGCACGGGAGCGACCCGATTTATGCAGTGAACTGGGATTGGCTGAAATGCAAATGCTTGACTGGGTTCAAGTTCAAATTGCAGGAAGCTTACAAGAATACGTCTCTCGGCCACACGGTTATGACGTTGCCGCTTGACTTGACGTATTGTGTCTTTAGCCCGAATCGTCAGCGAGTTGGGTTCAAGATTGCCAAGCATCCGGGCGAATCGAATTAAGTTTGATAAATCAAGTAATTTCTTATTGGAAAGGGAAATATCGTGAACCCAGTATTTAGCGGAATCGGAAATAAACAATCAACTCGTATGAAGGTGGTGCGATACACCGGAAGCGACACGATTAAGGAAGGAATGCTCGTGGCGTATGACCACGACACTACCACCAACCCCACCGGCGGGGACGCCATTGCCGAAGGCGGGCAGAATCCCGGCAAGCACTATTTTGTTGAGAAACTGTCATCTGATAACTACAAAGCCTTTGCTGGGGTGGTTGCAACAGCGTCTTATAATGGCCAGAAGGGGCCGAAGGAAATTGCAATCTACGTCCCCAACGGGGCTGTCGTCCCCGTCCTCTGCAAAGCCAATATTAGCAGGGACGACTCCATCTACTTGGAAGCGGGTCAGTACTATGCGGGGACAACCCCGGCTGCGGGCAAGTATATTGGACGTGCGTTTGAGACCAAAAACCTCTCATCGGCAGAGGGCCTCATTCTTGTCCAGCTTGTCGGCAATGCGGGTGACATTACTTTCATTGGCGA